ATAGTTATGTGAGGCAGTGGTGTAGATCATCAGCAGAAAACAAAAAGACCTGCGTCCGCTATGGTGGAAACATGGACTACTAGTCAGCATATATAATGTACAACCAAAGAGACCTTGCGGGGTCTCTTTTTGTTTGGAGTACACTATGAATGTTTATGTAAACTTAAAACCGAATACTTATGATGGTGATACCGATCTCTTGACAGTAGAAGTGCCTGCATCTTATACTGAAGAACTTATGAGATACGTCAGACCTATCGCAGAACAAAAGAATATCGACGAATCCAAAATCCTTAAGGATATTATTAAGGAAGCAGTAAACGAAATTGAAAGGAGGAATTATGAGCGTAAGAATCGTAAGAACAAGAAGTAATGAAGATGTGATTTGTGACCTCTATGAAGTTACAACACAGGAAGAACCAGATAAAGCAGTAGGATTTCAAATGAAAAATCCTTACTCGGTCTGGATTTCTGCACCTAAAACATCTACAGTCGTAGAGCAAACTGAGGATGAAGTTACTGCTAAAATCAGTGAACCATCTATCAACTTTGAACCTTGGGCACCTTTGTCCAAAACCAAAGATATCATGATGAAACTGGACGAGATTGTCACAGTTTATGAAACTCATGAAGAAATTGAAACCAAGTACAACCAACTGATTGAGGCAGAAAATGGAACAGCAGTCGATTAAGTTAGTTCTATTGAGAGAACGAAAAGAATATCTTATCGGTAGTATTACCGAATTAGATGAAGAACCAAGTCTCTTGATTGAGAAGTGTATGGAAGTCACTGAAGATGGAACCCTTAAGAAGTTCCCTCTTCATGCAGAGCAACGTGATTTGTTCTTGACATCCGAGTGTGTTTTGACTATACTGGATCCAAGTCCTGATGTGCTGGAGACATACAAAAACGCATGAGTTCGTTTTACACCAACATTCAACTCGCTGGTGATACAATCTTGTATAGGGGATATGAAGACGGACAACCCGTCTCATATCGAACAAACTTTTCCCCAACATTGTATATTCTTTCACGTAAAGAAGAAGAGTTTAAAACCCTAGAGGGTAAGAATGTATCACCCGTCCAGTTTCAGACTTCTAGAGAAGCACGAAACTTTATTCAACAATACGATGGCGTTGAGGGGTTTGAAGTTCATGGTTATGAACGATTTGTATATCAATATATTCGTCGTGAGTTTCCTGGCGAAGTTAATTATGACATCAGTCAGATGAAAATCTTTGCATTGGATATTGAGGTCCAATGTGAGAATGGATTCCCTGATGCAGAAGCAGCAGCAGAAGAAATGCTATCCATCACCATTAAAGATATGGTGACAAAGCAGTATTATAGTTGGGCAACTCGGGAGTTTGAAGCACCAGAAGGAGTTGAGACACATATCTTCTGGACAGAACATGAAATGCTAAACCATTTTATTAATTGGTGGGTGCAAAATACTCCAGATATTCTGACGGGTTGGAATGTAAATCTATATGATGTTCCATACATTGCTCGTCGGATTAGTCGTGTGCTTGGTGAGAAGTGGATGAAGAGTCTGTCTCCTTGGAATCGTGCTAATGAAAGAGAGGTTTATGTTAAGGGACGTAGAAATATTGCTTATGATATCTCTGGGGTCAACATTCTTGACTATCTTGATCTTTATCGTAAGTTTACATATACAAACCAAGAATCTTATCGCCTAGATCATATTGCTTTTGTGGAACTAGGGCAAAGAAAACTTGATCACTCTGAGTATGAAAACTTCAAGGACTTCTATACCAGTG